GCCTCCTGTGAAGAGTGGGGACAATCCTAGGCGAGCGAGTTTCTTGGCTAGGATGGGGAACATGGCTGGACCTGAGCGTGATGAGAAGGGGGAGCCTACCAGACTTCTTCTTTCATTGCAGGCTTGTGGTGCGAGCAGCAAGGCTGATGCTAGGGCGAAGGCTAGGGCGATCAGCAAGCGTTTGAAGAAGGACTAGGGCGATGTGCTTTGGTGGTGGCGGCGGTGGTGGTGGCGGCGGTTCTACGGAGGCTGCTAGTGGTGGCGCGACTGCTGCGCCTACTGGAAGCGGCCCCGGTGGTAGAGAGAAGACCACTGACGAGTTCTATGAGGAGATGAAGCCGGGTCCGTATGAGCTTCCTTCTCTTGGCACTGGTGAGGCACCTGTGACCAGAGCGCCGATTGCTTATGGCACGATCACGCCTACGCAGCGTCCGGGTCTTCCCCAGCGTTCCTTGCTGATTCCGTTCATCCGTCCTGCGCCAATCTTTGGGACGTTCAAGAAGAGTGGAGGTTAATGATGGCTGACGACATGAAGGTTGGCGGCGGTGGTCGCTATCGTAAACTGGTCAGGGAGCTTGCTGCCAAGGGAGCTAAGGAGCCTCGTGCTTTGGCTGCTTACATTGGCCGCAAGAAGTATGGGAAAGAGAAGTTTCAAGAGATGGCGGCGAAGGGTAGGAAGGACTGATGGGGTGGATCGTCAAGTCGAGCGGTGAGGAATACGAGGGGCCTACGCACGAGTTCATGGGTCATGTCTGGTCTGGCGAGACGAAGACCAATGAATCTGTGAAGCTGATCTGGGAAGGGGGCGAGGAAGTTCTGATCGAGGAAGAGGCTGCTCCTGCTCCCAAGCGTGGCCGGCGGAAGAAGACGGGATGAGTTTTCTCTCTACGCTAAAGCAGGAGGAGATCAGCCTGCTTCGTGGCATAGTTCGCAAGACGCACTTGGCCCATGTGATGAAGAAGCATGGGCCTAATCACATGGGCGTGAGCGACAAGGAGTGCGACAGACTGATCGAGAGCATTGGACCTGAGGTTGCGGAGCGCATGGTCAGGTTTGGCGTAGACAAAGGTCTGCGATGATCGACTTCAAGTATAAGCCTGATGGTGAGGTCCTGAAGGCTTTTATGAAGGACGACAATTTTTTTCGTGGCATCAGGGGTCCTGTTGGGAGCGGCAAGTCGGTTGCTTGCTGCGTTGAGGTCTTTCGTCGCGCCTTGATGCAGAAGAAAGGCGAGGACGGGATACGGAAGAGCCGCTGGGCGATCATCAGGAACACTAACCCGCAGTTGCGGACGACGACGATCAAGACTTGGCTGGACTGGTTTCCTGAGAACGACTGGGGCAAGTTTGTCTGGTCGGTGCCCTACACGCATCACATCAAGAAGGGCGACATTGATCTTGAGATTCTCTTCTTGGCTCTTGATCGCCCTGAGGATGTGAAGAAGCTGCTCTCGCTTGAGGTCACTGGGATATGGATCAATGAGGCTCGTGAGGTTCCCAAGAGTATTGTCGATGCCTGCACGATGCGCGTTGGTCGTTATCCTTCGATGCGTGACGGCGGTCCTTCTTGGAGTGGGGTCATTGCAGATACCAACGCCCCTGATGAGGATCATTGGTGGCCCATCATGGGTGGTGATGTTCCAATCCCGGATCATATTCCTAGAGATCAGGCTAAGATGTTGGTTAAGCCAGATAACTGGCGGTTCTTCACGCAGCCGTGCGGAATGACGGAAGTGAAGAACGAGGCTGGCGAGTTGGAGAAGTATGTGCCCAACCCGCAGGCTGAGAACCAGAAGAACATGCTCAAGAGCTACTACCCCAACCTGATACAGGGGAAGACGAAGAGTTGGATTGATGTCTATGTGATGAACCGCCTTGGTCATGTGCAGGAAGGCAAGCCAGTGTATCCCATGTTTGCGCCTGACGTTCACATCGCCAAGGAGGAGATTCCGATTGGCGCTGGCCTTCCTGTCTATGTCGGACTGGACTTTGGCCTGACGCCCTCTGCGGTTCTCGGCCAAAAGGTGAGAGGCCGCTGGCTTCTTCAATCTGAGATTGTAGCCGTGGACATGGGCATCGTCAGGTTTGCGGAAGTTCTCAGGAATGAGCTTTCTACGCGCTTTGCTGCTTGCTCCGAGGTCTACATCTACGGCGATCCGGCTGGTGACTTCAGGGCGCAGACTGACGAATCGACTCCGTTTCAGATACTCCGAGGTGCTGGACTGCGTGCCCTCCCCACGCATAGCAACTCGGTTGACCTTCGGCTTGAGGCAGTTTCCTCCCAACTGACCAAGATGGTCGAAGGCAAGCCTGCGCTGTGCGTAGATCGGCGCTGCTCGATGCTCATCAAAGGGTTTGAGGGCGGTTACTCCTACAAGCGCATGGAGGTATCGGGCGAGAGGTATGCCGATAAGCCCGACAAAAACATGTTCAGCCATGTGCATGATGCGCTTCAGTATATGATGCTGGGCGCTGGCGAAGGCAGGGCCTTGATGACCAGTCAGAAGCCTGCCATGCCTACTGTTGCAAAGCGCGAGTTCGATGTGTTCCAGAGGACTGGACAGAGGCGCAAGAAGCCGGGGCTATGGGCGCGACTTTAGATTGTGCGTTGATGCGGACGCCCTTCTATGCTCTAGCGCGGAAAAGTCTAGGAGGATGCCATGTGCTTTGGTGGTGGTAAGAAGAACCAAGAAACTCCTGCGGCTCCTGCTGCGCCAGCAACTCCCGTAGCGCCCGCCGCTCCTGCTGCGCCTGTTCTGACTGAAACTGAGCAGGAGCGCAAAGCTGCGGCAGAACGTCGCGTCGAGGCTGAAAATCAGCGCCGCGAGGAAGCTACTCGCCGTGCGGAAGCCAAGCGCAAGGACATTCAGGAAGCTTTGAGCGAGCGTGAGAAGCGCGCTACCATGCGGGGTGGCTTTGGCCGCAGCCTTCTGATGACTGCACCACAAGGTGCGGCTGGCTATCAAACTAGGTTCTTCTGATGGATCAAGACGCCAAGAAGTATATCGAGCGATACCAGAAGGCCAAGGCTTTCCGAGAGCAATGGGTTTCTCTGTTTGAGGAGTGCTATGAGTATGCACTTCCTCAACGTGAGTCGTTCTATTACGAAGAAGCTGGTCAGCGTCGAGACGACAAGATTTTCGACGAGACTGCTGTTGTCGGCGTTCAAGAGTTTGCAAGCCGTCTTCAGAGCGGCCTTGTTCCCAACTTTGCGCGCTGGGCTGACCTGACCTCTGGCAGCGAGATTCCTCCCGAGGATCGGGATGCCATCGACAACGAGCTTGATGAAGTCACCGAGTATGTCTTCGAGGTGCTTCAGAACTCCAACTTTAGCCAAGAGGTGCATGAGTCCTTCATGGACTTGGCCGTTGGCACTGGCGTTCTGTGCATCGAAGAGGGCGATGCTATTAACCCGGTGATCTTCTCTGCGATTCCTTTGCCTCATGTGGTTTTGGACACTGGGCCGGATGATCGCATCGACCATGTGTTCCGTGAGCGAAAGAAGGTTAAGTTCGCCCACCTTCCGATCATGTATCCCAATGCGACCTTTGATCCTAGGATCGTGCAGCAACTCAGCACCGAGAATACTACCACTGTGCTTGAGGTTGTGTGCCGCGATTACGAGCGTCGGAACGAAGAGGCGTATTATCACTACGCCATCTGCATGACCACGAAGACCGTGCTTCATCGCAAGCAGATGGTTGGCCTCGGTTCCAACCCTTTTGTCTGCTTCCGCTGGTCGAAGTGCGCTGGCGAGGTCTATGGGCGTGGGCCTCTCATCAATGCACTCTCTGCGATCAAGACGACCAACCTCACGATTGAGTTGATCTTGGAGAACGCGCAGATGTCCATCTCGGGCATCTACCAGATGGAAGACGACGGGGTTATCAACCCTGACACGATCCAACTGGTGCCGGGTTCAATCATACCCAAGGCTATGGGCAGCGCGGGTTTGCAGCCCATCCAAGCTGCTGGTCGCTTTGATGTCGCGCAACTTATCCTCAGCGATATGCGGATGAACATCAAGCGCGCGCTCTACAACGACATGCTTGGGAACCCGGACCGCACTCCTGCGACTGCGACAGAAGTTGCCGAGCGTATGGCTGACCTGTCACGTCGCATTGGCGCTGCGTTTGGTCGCTTACAGGCAGAACTTGTGCAGCCTGTTCTTCAGCGCGTGATCTACATCCTGAAGAAGCAGGGTCGCATTGAGGTGCCGACGATCAATGGCCGTGAGGTCAAGATTCGCGCTTCATCGCCTCTTGCTCAGGCGCAGGCGAATCAAGACATCTCCAGCGTTGCCCGCTTCCTTGAGTTGGTTGGCGGCGTGTTCGGCCCGCAGATGCTTCAGATGCTCATCGACAGCGAACAAGTGGCTATCCATCTGGCGAAGAAGTTTGGTGTCCCAGAGAGCTTGATTCGTGATGAGCAACAGCGTAAGCAAATAGCTGCAATAGCGCAGCAGTTGGCTGAACAGCAGGGGTTGAACATTGCAGGGCCGAGTTAACATCGGGATCGACGGCTTTCAAAGGAACGCCGAACTAGACTTGCAAATCAGCCAAAACATTGCCGAGTTGTTCTCCTCCCCCACCGGGAAGGAAGTGCTTCGTTATCTGCGCTCCATCACCATTGAGATGGTGAACGGACCCAACGTCACAACCGAAGAGCTTCGTCACGTTGAAGGCCAGCGATTTCTTGTTGGCTTGGTCGAGCGGCGAATTGCTCATGCCCACAGGAGCAAAGCACAATGAACGAATCGCTTCTTTCGACGGAGAGCGCAGAGCAGCCCGCTACTGCGGATGTGAACTCGCAGATCACTGATGCGGTAACTCAGGCTGCGCCCGAGCCTGCTCAGGGCGATCTTCTGCTTGGCAAATACAAGACGACCGACGATCTTGCCAAAGCCTACAAGGAGCTTGAGTCCAAGCTTGGGGCGAAGGATGACGACATCCGCGCGCGCATCTTGGAGGAGTTGAACGAGGAAGCCTACAAGGATCGCCCTGCGTCTGCGGGCGAGTATCAGCTTCCTGAGTCCCTCGATCAAGCTGAAGCCGTAGACAACGAGCTTCTCAAGTGGTGGTCGGAACACTCCTTCGAGAACGGCTACAGCCAAGAAGAGTTCGAAAAGGGCATCGAAATCTACGCCAAGTCCGTGATGGGCAACCAGCCTGACATGGAGGCTGAGTCAAAGCGCCTTGGGGAAAATGCAACGACGCGCATCCAAGCCGCCTCGATGTTTGCCAGCAAGTTCTTCCCCAAGGACGTAATGCCTGCCGTGGCTCGCATGTGTGAGACTTCGGACGGGATCATGGCTCTTGAAGTCATCATGGAGGCCATGAAAGATGGTTCGTTCTCTGGCGCATCCGAGCCTGCTGGCCGGGTCACTGAGCAAAGCTTGAGGGAGATGATGCAGGATGAGCGTTATCACAACCCGGCAAAACGTGATCTACACTTCGTTCGGCAAGTCGAGCAAGGATTTAAAGCTCTCTATGGCTGAACCCATTGCCAGCGCGCACGGCTTGGAGCTTCATCGCCTTCTGCCTAAGCATGTGATGCCGTTCTATGAGAACCTGAGCGATGAGAACCGCCTAGAGTTTGAACAATACTACAAGTTCGACCCGCTCGAAGCCATTCTTAGCATCCTTCGTGATCCGATGGTCTTTGCGATCACGAAGGGTGAAGAGGTTCTGTCGATCACTGGTCTGCACGATGGCGCTATGTGGCTTCTGTTCAACAAGAACCTGAGGAAGAATCGCGTCAGCTTCTTCCGCGCTTCGCCCGTGTTGGTGGACTACTACCACCACTTCTACGAAGACATTCACTGTGATGTCTGGGTGAAGAATGAGATGATCTGCCAGTGGCTTGCCAAGCTCGGCTTCAAGGCCACCGGCGTCTACGACCGCGAGGGCACGGACGAGCAGTTCGTGCGTTTTGTGCGTTGCAAAAAACCTGAAACTAATATCTTCAGCATGATGACACGGCCCGTGATGCACTGAGAGGCCCGCAAGGATACCCTCTAGGAAGTGACGCAGCGGATACCCGTAAGGTAGCAACTTCACCCCAAGGACTGCAAAAATGGCGAACACTATCGACCAAGCGTTCATCAAGCAGTTTGAGACCGAAGTCCACATGGCCTACCAGCGCATGGGTTCCAAACTGCGGAACACCATCCGGTCGACCAATGTGACTGGCTCGACTGCTCGATTCCAGAAAATTGGTTCCGGCTCTGCCGTGACCAAATCCCGCAACGGCAACGTCACGCCGATGGAGCTTGTGCATAACTATGCAGAGGCGACGATGGCTGACTACTACGCCTCGGAATACATCGACAAGCTCGATGAGCTGAAGGTCAACATCAACGAGCGTCAGGCTGTGGCCCAGTCCGCTGCTGCTGCTCTTGGCCGTAAGACCGACCAGATCATCACGGTTGCGATGGATGCTGGCGCGAACTCGACCCAACTCGGCAGCGCGGGCAACGTAGTTGACAAGGCCGATCTTCTCACGGTCTTCGAGACTTTCGGTGCCAACGACATCCCCGAGGACGGGCAGCGTTACATCGCCATGTCTCCGGCTGGCTTTGCTGACCTTTACAACATCACGGAGTTTGCTTCGAGCGACTTCGTGGGTCCGCAGAACCTTCCGTTTGCTGGCGGCATGACGATGAAGGAGTTCCTCGGCTTCAAAATCTTCTCGACCTCGGCTGTCGCTGGTGGCAAGAACTTCTGCTACCACATGACTGCTATTGGCCTCGGCGTGAACTCGGACGTTCAGACCGAGATCAACTATGTGGCTGAGAAGGTTTCGCACCTCACCACCTCGATGATGTCGATGGGTGCCGTGGTCATTGATGACCGTGGTATCTACGAACTCCTCGACAACAACTAAGGGAAGGGTTGAATCATGGCTTTTGCTGCTTCTGGTCTGACCCGCCTCGCTGGCGCTTCTGGCGTTTCGTTGTGGCACTACACCACCACGGACACCATCGCCACTGTCAACACCGCTGGCTACTTCAACGATGCCTCGGCCATGATGAACGTCAACGACGTTATCATTGCTGTGACTTCGACGGGTGGCACCCCGGTCGTGAGCCACACCTATGTCAACGCCAACTCCTCCGGGACTGTTGATGTTGTCGATGGCGTGGCGATCACCAGCACCGACAGCGACTAAGAAAAGGAGCGGGGGGCTTAGGCCCCCCGAACCATCATGTCATCAGGTGTCGCAAATACCCCGATCAAGATATGCTCGCGCGCCTCTCTCCTCATTGGAGGGCAGGCGATTCAGTCTTTCGAGGACGGCACCGCCGAGTCCAACGTGGCGGCTGCGATGTATGAAGACATCGCTCGTGCCGCACTGACCAACACTCGTTGGCGCTTTTCCACTAATCAGGCTGTGCTTAACCGACTGGTTTCTGATCCGACTGGCCGCTTTGACGCGGCTTATCAGCTTCCGTCAGGGTTCCTGATGGTCAATGCTGTGACGGTCAACGACGCGCCGATTGAGTATGACATCTACGGCAGCAAGGTTTTCTGCAACGCAACAGAGAACGACGAACTGGTTTGCGACTATGTGTTCCGCGCTGAGGAGAACACTTGGCCTCCCTACTTCGTGATGGCTGTTGAGTATATGGTGGCAAGCATGTTTGCCGTCTCTGTGGCTCGTGACTCGCAGCTTGCGACGATCATGGATGCCAAGGCAAACTTGCAGATGGCTCAAGCGCGTCGGCTGCACTCCCAGCAGCAAACGACCCGCAAACTCAACACATCGAGGTTCATTGCTCAAAGGCGAAGCTGATGCAAAAGGTCCGCGTTCCGATCAGCAGCTTCCAGTTTGGCGAGATCAGTGAATCGACATTGATGAGGACTGATAGTCCCGTCTATGCTGCATCTGCTCAACGTCTGGAAAACATGGTGGTGATGGCTGAGGGCAGCGTGAAGAAGCGTCCCGGCCTCAAGCACATCTACACCTACCCGAGCGTCACCTACAATTCCAACTACCCGGAGCAGTCTACGCTCTTCAAGTTTACCTTCTCGGACGACGAGCGGTATATCATTTCGGTCGAACATCAGAAAGTTCGCATCTTCTACCTCGACACGGATGGTTCTGTTGACTGGATACAGACCATCACGCTTGACACAAACGGCAACGCTCTACCGTTCGACCGGGACTATCTGCTGGAATACACCAACGCCCAATTGGGCGATGTGATGTTCATCTGCCATCCTCTGTTCATGCCGAGGATGCTGATCCGCACTGGCCTGTCGTCTTTCGAGGTAACGCCGTTTAGCTTCGATGATCGCCGCGACAACAAGGTTACTTACCAGCCTTACTCGCGGTTCCAAGCTACTGGCGTCACGCTTGATCCTTCTGGGACTACTGGCAGCATCACGCTGACTACCAGCGTTGCGTATTGGACCGCTGCTCACGTTGGCTCGATTGTTCGATACGGCACCGCTGAGGTTCAGATCACCGCTTACACAAGTGCAACTGTTGTTAGTGGCACTGTTGTAGACACTTTGACTATCCGCTTAGAGGTTCTGAACCCGCTTAGAACGCGCGAAGGCAGCGCGACTGTTGAAGTTACTTACCTTGGTCATGGTTTTGCTGGTGGTGAGAGCATCACGATTTCTGACGCCGCTGCAACTGGCGGCATCAACTCTGGTCAAATCAACGGCACGTTCACTGTCTCTGGCATCATCGACGAGAACACCTTCACCTATACGGCTGGCGGCTCTGCCTCTAGTTCTGAGGATGGCGGTGGTTACGTCACGCTAGGCTCTCATGCGCCTACGACCAACTGGGACGAGCAGTCCTTCTCCGCTGTGCGTGGCTATCCTCAAGCGGTGGTGTTCCACGAAAACCGCCTTTGCTTTGGTGGCACGATTGCCGAGCCAGACGTAATCTGGATGAGCAAGATTGGCGACTACTTCAACTTCGATACTGGTGAGGGAAAGGACAACGAGTCCATCAGTCTTGTGGCCGCGACTGGCGCTGTAAACGAGATTAGGTATCTGGTTTCCAACCGGGACCTTCAAATCTTCGCGCACACTTCAGAGCTTTATGTTCCCACCTTCCAGAACCAAGCCCTGACCCCAACCAACGCTCAGATCAGGGTCCAGACTTCGTATGGTTGCGAGTATGTGTCGCCTCATCCGTTTGATGGCGCAACCATTTTTGTGCAGAACGACGGCGCTGTGGTTCGTGAGTATCTATTCACTGACGCAGAGGCCGCCTATGCGGCTACGCCTATCTCCAACTTGGCGTCACATCTGATTGGCCTGCCCAGCTTTATGACTGTGTGCCACGGGGCTTTCGATGCTTCTGAGTCCTACGCCGTGCTGGTCAATGGCAACAAGGACATCGCGCTGTTCAGTTCCAACCGCACCGAGCGCCGCGCGGCTTGGAGCCGAGTGACCACCACTGGCGACTTCTCATCGGTGTGCAGCATTTTCTCGCGCCTCTTCGTAAACGTGTGGGGCACTGACAACAAGCTCTACCTCTGTGAGTTCACTGGCGACATTGGCCTTGATCGCTACATGTATGGGGCTGTTTCTGCGGGCTACGTTGACGTTAGCTCTATCTATCCTGTTGGTGTGAACGTCCAAGTGATTGGCTTCGATGGAACCAACCTTGGCTTCCTTGGGACGTTCACAACTGTAGACTATGGCGGTCATGCTCATGTGAACCTGAGCGACTATCCCGACTTCACTCATGCCTATGTTGGATTAGCGTTTACCTCGAAGATTGTGACCAATCCCATCGACGGCAATATGTCCAACGGGCCTGTAACTGGTGAACCTCGCGGCATCAGCAAGGCTATTCTTGATGTCCGCAACACTGGGTCCATCAAGGTAAATGGGTCCAACGCCGTGATCGAGATCAGCTTTAGCGGGAAGAAAGAGGTTCGCATCCTTGGCTATAGCCGCGATCCTCAGATCACTGTCGAGCAGAACGAACCCTTGCCGATGCAAGTCAACGGCATCATTGCGGAGATGATTGTATAATGTTCAACATCTTTTTTGGCATCTTGGGTTTGTTGGGCGCGGCTGCTGCTGCGAAATCGCAGCGTGAAGCTGGCAAACAGGCTGCGATTGAGGGCGAAGAAAAGAAGAAGGCCTCAGAGCTTAATGCCTACAACATGGAGACGGATCGCATCCTCTCCAAGACTGAGGCGATGCAGCGGCATAACGACAGACTTGAACTCTTCCGCAGCAACCTCTCCGCAAACATCGCTGCCTTCTCGAAGATGAACCGCGATCCAAAGCTGGATCGTTCGGTTGCTGCTTTCTTGGAGAACCAGAGATTGATTGCCACTGACGACACTCGCCGCTCTGACTTCATGGGCTGGGCTGAGGAGTCTAGGCGGGCAACTGAAGCTCTAGTGATGAAGGCTGAGGGTAGGGCGGCTCAACGTGCCGGCTATGCAGCAGAGCGAGCCTCTAGGGCGACTGCGTTCTCGACAATGGTGAGCGGCCTGACAAGCTTTGTTAAGGTCATGTAGGGGATACCAAGATGGCTGTGATCCGCGAGCAACGTCAATTCAAGATCGGTCCCGTTGGCGTAGCGCGCGCATCGGAAGCTGGCGCTATCACGGCGCGCGGCAAGCAAGTCGCTGCTAACACGATTGCTCAAGCTGCCAATCAACTTGCTGGCGAGTTCTTCGACCTTGGGGCGCAGTTTGCCCAGAAGAAGGGGACTGAGTTGGGCATGAGTGCTTCTACGGAAGCGGTAATGACCATCGACCCCAAGACTGGGAAGCCGCAAGCTTACAAGCCGGATCAGTTCATGGGCCTCATCGCCAGTGACGCTTACGAGCGTGTGGTGATGAATCGTTTCCAGCAGTCGATGGAAAACGAAATCCAGAACAAGGCCAAGGAGCTTGCCGTCAAATACGAGAACAGCCCCAACTCGGCTGCTCTCTACGAAACTGCGATGTCGGAATACATCGCGTCGATGACCAACGTCGCAGAAGGTCCGTTCAAGGGCTACATTCAGGACGTTGGCACTTCGTATCTGCAAGCTACGCGCACGAACCTTGCCATCAATCAGATGCGCCGCGAGCGCGAGCAGGCGGCTGCTGCTCAAGCAAGCGCGGTTACAGAAGGGTCTTTTGCGCTTCAGGCTATGATCGCGGAGCTTGGTCCTAACGCCTTTACTGGTCCGACCAACGTCGCCGCAATGATGGAGAGCCTTAGCGTCACGGTCAATGACGGCGTAGAGGCTGGTGTTTTCCAAGGCAATACGCAGACCGCCCTTCGCCGCGCAGTCAATATGGCACCTGTTAAGGGGTTGCTTGAGTATGCCGCTCGAAATGCCAAGGACCCTGAAGCCCTGAGTCTTCTGCGCTATGCTGTGGCATCGCAGGACTTTGCTTCTATCCCGCCTGAGTTCTCCTATGTTCGGGATGTCGTTGCCCAGCTTGGCAACAATCCTGAAGTGCTTGGTTCCATCGAGAAGTTTGCCGACGATGTGCTTGGCGACAAGGTGGAGTTTCTGAAGATCGAGCAGGACCGTGAGGCTCGCCTTGAGACTGCTCGTCTTGCCCAGATGTCCTACTCGCTTGGCGCAAACACGCCTGCTATGGCGGCGCAATATCGAAACTCGACCTTCACCGCTGATCCGATTGTCTCTGCGCGTCGTATTGGTGCTGAGTGGACTACTGCTTCTACCCAAATCAGCAGCGCGATTGCTGCTGGTCAAACCGATTACGCGAAGGCGCTAACTGAAAGCAGAGACGCTTTATTCAGCGCCTCGGTCGACGGGCTTTACCTTCGTGCGCTGGACGGTCTTGGCCGCAAGGACACCGAGCTTCTTGAGCTTGCGATTGCCAAGCGGGATGTCTCGGTTGCGCCTGCGTCAGCGCGCGATGAACTTGGGGCGCTGTTCAACCTTGAGGCCATCAACCCTAGTGTGATGGACGACTTTCTGCCGTTCATCGGCTCTTATCGTGACGGGGCTGGCAAGGCTATTGACTCAATCAACGAGATGCGCGCAGCCACTCAACTCGATCAGATTATGCCAGACATCACCAATGTGACCATCGCTCGCGGCGATGAAATCACATCGTCTGTGGCCGCACTCACCTCTAAAATCGCAAGCATCCCCAACCTCGACGCATCGCTCCGCGACAGCCGGATCAAGGATGTTCAGTCGAATGGCTCTCGCGCTTTTGTGAGCGACTTCTTTCTGACCAATCCTACAGCGCCTCAGATCGAAGAGGCCAAAGCCTACTTGGCTGGTGGCGATGCAGCTGACATTTTGACGCAGGGTCAGCGCGCTCTTCTCGACTCTGGCCGCAATCTTGCTGCTCAATCTGGCCGTGACAGCGAACTAAGAACACACTTCAACGCGCTCTCTGACGCTGCGTTTGATCGGCAAAAGCGCATCAAGGAACAGGCTGAAGCCGCATACACCCTCGGCCAGATAATGAACGCTCAAGGCGATCCTACTGACGCCAATCAGCGCAAGCTTTTTGAAACTCATCTACAGCAAACTTTTGGACCTGCTTTCAACAATAGGCCGTTGGCTTCTTTGTGGAATGACCCTGCCGCTCTTTCTGATCCGCGTATGGCTCCGATGCTGGACTATCTGCGGACCACCAACGTCCTGCCAGAGTCTCTGCATGATGCGTTCACCTCTGCTGCTCGCGGTGGCTTCTCGGGTGGCAACGTCTCTGCGGTTGCTTCTCTTTATGCCAACCTTCGCAACTTTGAGTTTGATGGGCAAACCATTCGTAACCCATCCATGCTTGCTTTGAGCGAGGCGCAGATTGCGACACTGGACTACATTGCTGATGCGCTGCCTGTTGTCGGCAGCGATCCTGCGGCTATTGCCCAACTGTTTCGACTTAGGTCTGAGTTTGCTTCCGATCCCATGTTTCAAAAAAGAATTGAGACTACGTTTGGGATGAAGATGGAAGATGTTGTGATGGAGCTTGATGGCATTGAGAACGTGCCTTCTTCTGCCTACAACGCCATGCTCGCCGCTGGTCTTGAGATATTCAAGATTGCTAGCCCTCAAGGCGCTTCTGCATCCGACATGATTGACCGCCTGCAATCGCAACTTGACAGAACTTACGTTGATGGCGGTGGTGTTGTTTTCGACGCCGTTGGCAATCGTAGAACTAACGCGGCCATCTCTTTTGCGGCACCCGGCAACGAATCTGAGTTTCGTGGATATGCCGTAAATCGTGCGCGAGAAGCTCTTTCTAATAAGGTAAAGTTTGTTCAGTTTGACACAAGTGGTGCGCTTATGCGGGCTACTTTGGGCGGGCTTCAACCTAGCGAACAACTGGCAGTTGTTTACCTTGAGCCTGTTGGTATTCCCGGTTCTGGCGGAAACTACACTTATGTTGTCAAGCAGCGTATGCCTAACGGCTTTGATGAAGTGGTCGTCACTTCTATGCAGATGTCTGATGATGCTGGTAAGCCTATCACTGTCTTTGCCCCCCTTACTGTGAGCAATACCGATCCTCGCTTCAGGAACATCATTGCTGCCAAGAACGCTGCAAGAGTATCTGATGTTGAGAACGCAATCAGGTCCTATCCGTCTGAAATACCCATCATGCCGTAGGAGTGCTGAATGGAACCTTTCCGCCCTGCCCTGTTTGAGCGCAGCGTCGTTCCAGAGGCCCCCGGAATCGGAGAAGTTGTTGGCGCGCAGCTAGGCTATAGCTATGCGCCAGTCCTCGACTCGATCTACAACGACCTTCGCTATGGTCCGCGCGATCCCAGCTATGATCCCAAGGCTGATGCCGGGGAATATTTGGGCATTGCTCCAGAGCTAGTTCTTCGAGCAAGGAACGAAGCCCATATGGCTGCCATCAAGCGCAGCATAAATGGGATGAATGAAGATCGTCAGGTGATGTCGCAAGCTTCTATTTGGCAGCATTTGGGTGCTGGCATCTTTGACCCGATTAACCTCATGGCCCTTCCTTTTGGTGGGCCTACAATTGGCATTGGGCGTTCTGCGTTGCGTATAGGCGCTGGCGTTGGGGCAATTCAAGCTGGCCTTGAAGCTGCTTCTTTGCCCGTTGACCCTTATCGCACCTATCAGGAAAGCGCGCTGAACATTGCTACTGCTTCTCTGTTTGGCGCTGGCTTTGGCGCTGCGCTTGGCGCGCCATTGACTGCTCGCGCTCAGGCATGGACCAACACGCGGAACCAACTTCGCGCTCAGTTCGATCAGATCAGGCGCATCGAGGAGGTTGCCAATCTTAGCCGTGACGACATCGCTGGGATGCAGCCGCGCGATCAGCGTCCTTTCGGCGCTTTGAGCGACGAAGAAATCAGAGTGACTGTTGCGCGCATTGAGGCTGACGCAGAAAACCTACAACGCTCTGCTGATCCTGCTGCTGGCGGTATGGACATCAGGGATCGCGCTGACGAGATTCTGGCCGAGGCTACTCCCTATCGTCGTGAGCTAGGGTTCCGTGCGCTTGAGCTTGAGAACATCGACATCAAGGACCCCTACAACATTGCGCCGTCATGGTTCACCGACAGCATGTTGTTCAAGTTTGTGACCACGCCGTTTAAGCGTCAGCTTCAAGCCAAGATTCCTTCTTCTGTGAAAGAAAAATTTGTCAAACTTGCATCTGACGCAGGCATGGCGTTGAACCTTAATCTTCTTGGATTGGCAACGCCTCAATCTGTTTATCAACTTGCTGCCGTCTCTCAGGGACGCTGGGTCGCTTCGCATGACGAGCTTCTCAAGCTCTGGTCTGCGGATACCAATGCTCCACTTGCAACTGTGCTTGACCTGAACATTGGCGATTTGGCGCGTCAGGCTTCTCGCGCGCCTGACACCTACGGCCAGTGGCTTAAGCAAGTGAACGAGAAGCGCATCCAGAATGACACGAACCTGACCGAGAACCAGATCAAGGCGGTCGAAGTCATCAATCGCTACTTCAAGGATGCAGAGCGCCGCCTTGAGGATGTCGGTCTTATTGGAACCAGCAAGGGGATGCAGAACCAGATTGCTCGCCTTGAACAAGAGATTGCTGCCCTTACGAATGAGCTTGCTGCGTTTCAGACTGTTCGCACGATTACTGTTGGCACTGGAACTGCTACTCAGACTGTGACCACTGGTCGCGGCATTAGAGAACGTGAGATGATCAAGGGCCGTCTTGAGATGCTTCAGAAGCGCCTTGAGGAGCGTCAGGAAGAAGCATCTGCATTGCAAGATTTTGCTGTGAACCCTGAACGTGAAGATGTGTTCTTCCCCCGCTTCTGGGACAACGCAGCGATCAACGCCAATCGCCAAGAGTTCGCTCAAGTCCTGTTCAACTGGTATCAGCAGAACCCGACGATCATGCGCTTTGACCCTGAGCAGGGTCGCTTTGTTCGCGTTGAGCTAGAAACCAGCGAGCGAGCTATCCGTGAGCGTGTAGATCAGACCATCGCCAACATCCTTGGCGAGAAAGACCCAACCAATGTGGACAACATTGGCTTTGGTTATGGCCGCTCCAAGCACTTCCGCCATCGTCAGGTAGACATCCCTAACAAGCTGGTGATGAAGTTCATCATCACTGATCCGTTGGCTGCTATGAAGGCATATGCCACGCGCATCGAGCCGCGCTACGAGTATGCCCGCATGTTTGGCAAGGACGTTGATGGCGTTATCTTTGACATGCGTCGTGAGATGATTCGGGCTGGCAAAACAGAAGCAGAGATTGCCAAGACTATTGTTGACTACAACCACCTCTATGATCGTATCGCTGGCACTGTGGTCCGCAATCCGGGCGCTCTCAACCAGCGCGCTGCCTTTGCTCTCAAGGAAGCTGCCTCGTTCACTTACATGACTTCTGCTGGCTTCGCTGCTTTGCCTGACTTTGGCCGGATTGTGATGGAGTATGAACTAGAGAATGTGGTGAAAGGCGTTCAGACCATCCTTGATCGGCAGAAAGTGTCGATGACTGTAGATGAGGTAAGGCTTGCTGGCGAGGCGATTGATATTCTTCGCGGCACGGCTCACCTTCGTCTTGTCGAAGGCATGGCAAACGACATCAACGCCAACGAGCTACTGACAAAAGCTCGCAACGCTTTCTACATCCTTAACGGTCTTGCTCCTATGACCACGCTCGCCAAGCAACTAGCTGGCATCGTGGACGCTCATACGATCATCGACTACTCGATCAAGCTGACACGCGGAGAGTTGGACGATCAGTCTCGCGTTTGGCTTGCTCGTCATGGCATTGACGAAGACTTTGCTGGCAAGATCGCCCGTGCGCCTTGGCATGTAAATGACAAGGGACTCTACATGGCAAACACCGAGCAATGGGCTGACAGCATTTTCATTCCTGAGATTGATGGCAAGACCGTCAGGATCATCGAGTCAAGCGAGGATGGCTCTCCTGTTGGATACACTAACGAGAATGGCCGCTACGTTCCCGCCCGATACAACCGGGAGACGAACACCATTTTCTTTGACCGCGAGTTCATCGAGGGCATTCAGTTCAACGAGAAGGCTTGGCTTGATCCAAAGGTGGAGGGCGTTGATGCGCTGCCCGACATCTTCAAAACCCCCAAGCAATGGTCCAACTTCGTGATGCTGCATGAGATTATGCACACGCGCTCTGCGAAGATGGATGGCGAGACACTGCCTGCCTACGAAAATCGCATCAACCAGATGGCTCTGACTGAGTATCGCAAGCAGCAGACGATCAACCAAGACACTGTTGAGAAGTTCCGTGTTGCTTTGAACAGCGGCGTCATGAACGTGATTATGTCTGGCACCCCGGCAGACAAGCCGATCATCACCGATGGCGTGATCTACATTCCGGCGCGGATTGGGAAACCGTTTGGGTTCAAAGAAGACTCGCGCAATCCCGGCTATGTTCGGATTGAGAACGGCTTCCTTGGTCTGCCCTTCCAGTTCTACAGCTTTGCTTTTGCAAACGTGAACAAGACTGTTGGCGCGTTGGCGCAGGGTCAGGTGAAGAACCGCGCCATTGGCGTGGCAACGATGCTTGGCTTGGCCTACATGTCTATGCAGCTCAGGACGCCAGATTACGTTTGGGACAAGATGAGTTGGCAGGACAAGTTCGCCAGAACCTACGACATGAGCGGCGTGACTGCGCTCTACTCTGATCTGTTCTACACGGCGATGCACACCTCGCTTGCTCTTGGCGGGCCGAACATCACTGGTGGCTTGCTGTCTCCCAAGTTCCCTCAGCAGCCCAGCATGGCAGATGCGATCAATGGTTTTGCTGGTGCTGGCCCGTCTTGGGCTACTGACATGGCTCTTGGCATCTACCAGTTCGCTGGGGGCGACTACGGCGAGGGCGCTAGGGAGGTTGTGCGGAACCTTCCATTTGCGCGGATGTGGTTCTGGAAGGACGAGATGAACCAACTGACGAAGGCGTGGGCGCAGTAACTTTGTCCTAGATACATTGTGCGTTGATGTGACCCCCTCTTCTGTGGATTAAGAGCCAAGGAGAGGGGGGAACCCATGACCATCGACATCTCGGACAACAACCCGCGCATTATCTATAGCGTTGCCCAAGGGGTGACGCAGACTTCGTTTGCTGTCCCGTTTGAGTTCTTCGCAGATTCAGACCTAAACGTGTATGTGGATAGCGTCCTCAAGACGATCACCACCCACTACACTGTGAGCGGTGGGGACGGCAGCACTGGCACGGTGACGATGAGTGTCACTGGTGCGACTGGTGGCTCTATCGTTGCAATCACCCGCGATGTGACCATCGAGCGAGTGACTGACTTCACTCCCGGCGTGGAGATTAACCGCGCCGCGCTGAACACGCAGCTTGATACGCTGACTGCCATCGCTGCCGACATCAAAGATCAGGCTCTGCGCGCTATCCGTGTGCAGGACTTCGATCCGTCTACGACTGGCTTCGAGATTCCGCTTGCTGCTGCTCGTGCGAACAAGGTGTTTGCTTTCGATAGCGCAGGCGCGGTGAGCATCACCAACGAGATTGGCGTCTACAAGGGTAACTGGGCTGCTTCTACCGCCTACGTCGAGCGCGATCTGGTCAAGGACACTTCGACCAACAACATCTTCCTCTGCTTGGTTGGGCACACCTCAAGCGGTTCTCAGCCTCTTACGACGAACACTGACAGCGCCAAGTGGGCGCTCATTGTCGATGCTGCGACCGCTACAACATCGGCCTCTGCGGCTGCTTCTAGCGCCTCTGCGGCGGCATCTAGTGCTTCTTCTGCGTCATCGTCCGCTAGTTCTGCTTCTGCCTCTGCAAGTTCTGCATCTACAGACGCAAGCTACGTTGCTGGCGTTGCAGACAACTATCTCGGAGCTAAGACAAGCGATCCAACCTTGGACAATCAGGGCGATCCCCTTGTTGCTGGGCAGCTTTACTTCAATACCGTTTCTGGCGACATGCGCGTTTATACGGGGTCTGTTTGGTCAATCGCGTATCTTCCTGCCACTGGCTATGTTACTCTTGCTGGAACAGAAACGCTTCTCAACAAGACGCTAGATGACCCTAAGATTTCCCTTGGTGGAACCAATGGAACATCTGGTCAGGCTTTGGTTTCTCAAGGCGTTGGCGTTGCTCCCACTTGGGGATCGGTTAGTTCTGTAATTACTAAGACCTATACAAACCGCGCTGATCTAAGATCAATTGATGGTCCAGCGGCGCTTATTGCTGTCGTTGAAAGTCTTGGCGTATTTGCTTGGGAGGCAGGCAGCGCTCAAGTCGACGACGACGAAACTTGCTTTGCTACAACTAGCGGTCGCTGGCTTCTCTACGCTGCCGCGTGGGACTTGGTATATGAATACATTGTTGGCGAGCTTGAGCTTTTTGATGAGCTTAGGTCCATCGTCGACACTGTTTACAATGCAAATACCAACATTGGCAATCTCACCAGCCTTCAAATAACTAAAAACATTGCTGGCGCAGAACTTAATGATGCTGTGATTGTTACTCCTGTTTTGCCACTTAGCACTGGCAATGATGGTTCTGTAACATTTTCTGGGGCAGTAACATCTTCTGGGGTTGTTACTGTAAACATTGGAAACGCATCTGCTTCTTCAAGAACTATTACTGCTGGCAACCTCAAAATACTCGTCCTGAAAGGAGTCAAGTGATGGCTACCGTCCGCGCACAACGTCTGCTGAACAACATTACTGACGGCACAACAAATAGCACCGCTCTTGAAACTGCTCTTGGAACAAGCAGTATTCGTAGCGACTTTCAGCAAATTGTAAACGAAAGAAGCAAGGCTAGATTAATTCTTGCGGTAACAAATTCTGCATCATCTGTCGGCCAAAGTCTAACGGCTACAGAAGATTTTCTATCGTCTGCTTATGCGCTAAAAGAGTTTGCGCTTAACCCATCAAAAATTGGTCAATATTTTGGGCCGTCTATTGCTGCAAGCAATAGTTTGATGAACATCTTTACTGGCAACTCTGGTAATTTACTTGCTGCTACAAATAACCGTTTACTTGGTAGTAATATTTATACCTCTTCTTTTTCAAAAAATTATGCGTCAAGATTTATTACTGGGGCAGGGGCTACGTCGGCATGGAATCTGCCGGTAATGACAAAAATAAGCACAATTTCCACTGGCAACACACGGCCTTGTGCAATAAATGGTTCTACTATTATTTGGAGCTTTGACGGGACTCCATATAATAACAGTAACGTATTGCAGATTTCTACAGATGGTGGATTAACTAGTTCATTTCAAAAAATTGACGCTGGGAACAGTCAATCAATACGGGACCTTTCTTATGGAAATGGACTATACATTGCTTGTGGGGATGCCAGCACGCTTTACAGATCAACAGACGGAACAACTTGGACTGCTGCTATTCTTTCTGGGAATCATAGCAAAGTTCGTTATGCTAATGGCAGATGGATTTTGATGGGACAAAGCACTGCATATTATAGCACTGATGGCATTTCTTGGTCTGTAGCAACCGGCAGTACTCCGGGATCACCTTCGCTAGACCTTCAATATATTGGAAACGACACATGGATTTGTGTCTACAATAGCACTAATATTTTGAGGTCAACTAACAATGGCGCAAGCTGGAGCGTCGTTGGCGCTGGAGCAACTAATTATTGCCTTGCTTCAGATAACGCTGGAAACGTTGTTGTTGGAAGCACTTCAGGAGAATATAGGTATTCTACAAACTACGGAGCAAGTTGGAGTAGCGGCGGCGTATTGAATGGCCTGAACTCAGCTTATATAGTTTATGGCGCAGCTTTTTATGGCGGCACGTTTATTTTTAACCAAAATACAGTAAGCAATATGAGCTATTTGAGAACCGTTGGGGGAACTAGCTACCAATTATCGGTTGGAGTCGCTGCTGGAATTAATCCTGTTCCCTCATTGGGTGCGGTAAACGCTGCGTCAAACTTGCGTGTTATTGATGGAAGGCTGACAACATCAATAGACCCTAATAATTTTTATGTGAATTATGTGGGCCAATAAAATGAAAGCAATCATCAAAGGCAGCAGAGTTATAGCAACTGCTCTTGACGACTACCCTGTGCAGGGGTGGGAGCAGGATGTTCTTGACGCACCTGATGGGCTGACTGTCGAGAACATGCACGAGTATGTCTATCAGGACGGGGTGCTTGAGCGCCCTGTCGCTAAGCTTGAACGGGACAAACGCAATCAACTACTCGCAGAAACAGATTGGGTTGTTGTGATGCACTCTGAGAAAGGAACGCCAGTTCCTTCTGAGTGGGCCGCTTATCGTCAAGCTTTGAGAGACATCACTAACCAACAAGGTTTCCCGGACACTATCAACTGGCCCGCTAAACCTGAGTGACGCCCATGAATACACTTGTCTCTGCTCACCAGCGCCTTGATCGTCTGGAACCCAAGGTTGACCAGTTGGAGAAGGATGTCGCATCCGTGAAGACCGAGGTTCACTTTCAATTCAAAGAAGTGTTCCATCGTGTGAAGCGGCTTGAGGCAATCCTGATTACTGCTGCTGGCACGATCATCATGCTGCTTGTCTCTGTGCTTCTGAAGATGGGGTGAAAAATGGAAGGCTACTTGGGTCAGGTGATTCTCTTCGCGGGTTCTTTTGCCCCCAAGGATTGGGCATTTTGCGATGGTCAACTCATGGACATCTCGCAGAACCCGGCGCTCTTCAGCATCCTTGGGACAACTTACGGAGGGGATGGGGTTCGCATCTTTGGGCTGCCGAATACGAAGGAGCGTGATGCAGATGGGATGCGGCACATCATCTGCATCTACGGCGTTTATCCTTCGCACGGGTAGTGAGTTAAAATGCTTGATCCTGTAAGCGCCATAGCTCTCGCTTCGAGCGCCTACAATGCGATCAAGAAGGGCATTGAGTTCGGGCGTGAGCTTCAGGACATGGGTGGTCAACTGTCCCAGTGGGCCAGCGCCATCTCTGACTTGGAGTATTTCGAGAAGAAGGCAGAGGACCCGCCTTGGTATAAGGCGTTCAGCGGCAGCGCCCAAGCTGAGGCTATGGAGGTCTTTGCTGCCAAGAAGAAGATAGAGGCGCAGCGCAACGAGCTTCGCACCTACATCCAGTTCAGCTACGGCCAGAGCGGGTGGGATGAGTTCCTCAAGATGGAGGCTGACATCCGCAAGCGGAGGCAGGCTCACGAGCATCGCAGAGCAGAGATGAAGGAGATGATAATCTCGGGCCTTCTCATCTTTCTTATGGTATCAAGTATCTCGGTCTTCCTTGCAGTTGTCCTGTGGCTCTATGTGGAGCAGAACAAATGACACCTAAGAAGTTAGAACCAAATAGCCTGTTGGATGTTGCCGATCTTGATGGAGATGGGGTTGTCACTAACTCCGAAATCAACCGGCACGAGAAACTGCTTCGCATAGACAACTGGGACAAGCAGCAAGATCAGCAAAGACAGATGGCATGGGTAGCTATGGGGTCGATGGTCTTACTGACGCTGGGTCTGATTCTGCCAATCTTGCCGACTGAACGTGTAGAAGTGCTGAATGGCCTGATGACGATGTTCTACACATCTCAAGCTGCGGTGGTCGCTGCCTTCATGGGAGCAAGTGCTTACGTCCGCACACGCGAGCGGAGCCATGAGGATTAACATCCTCTTACTGCTTTTGCTTCTTAGCGCCTGTGGCGCGTTGCCTCTTGGGATGTTGGGTGGCGGCGGGCCGAATGTAGCTGCGAATGTTCAGGCTGGCAAAGAGAACACCCAGCAAGTTGTAGCCAATCAAGAACGAACTGAAGCTGGGCGTGACATCATCACGGAAACCAAACAGATCGAAGCGGCTTCGGTCGAGAGCGTGACGATCAACAATGTCCAAGACATCCCGATTTGGATATGGATCGCGCTGATTGTGGGTTGGGTTCTGCCGTCTCCAAGCGAGATGGCTCGCAGTTTCGTGGACTTGTTCAGGAGAAAGAAGTGAAAGAGAACTTCGACGACTGTTTGGAGATGCTCCTCAAGCACGAGGGGGGCTACGTCAATCACCCCAAAGACCCTGGTGGCGAAACCAACTTGGGCGTGACCCGCAAGGTTTGGGAAGAGTGGATCGGCAAGCCTGCTGCACCTGATGCGATGAAGAAGCTGACAGTAAAGGATGTCGCTCCTCTCTACCGCAAGATGTATTGGGACAAGGTGCGTGGCGACGACCTTCCCGGTGGCGTCGATTGGGTGATCTTTGATTGGGCTGTGAACTCTGGCGTTGGTCGTGCAGCGAAAACGCTACAGAAGATTGTTGGCGTGAAGCCTGATGGTGACATTGGCCCTGCAACCTTGACGGCTGTCAAGAAGATGAACCCAAAGGATGTTGTGCATGACGTAACCGACGCGCGAGAGGTTTTCTATCGTAGCCTTCGCACGTTTGATACCTTTGGTCGCGGCTGGCTTCGTCGCAATGAAGAGACGTTACATTCGGCTCTTTTATTGACTTGAACTTACCATGCCGATCTGATTACTAGCCATCGGCGGGACGCAATGGGACACTTGCGTTCCGCACGAACTCCGCAGGCTTGGTGAAGATGAACCCCGGTGGGGTTTTGATTGGCTTTCTTAGAAGCCGATAGACGTTTGTATAGTCTATCTTCAGAAGCTTGCTGATGTCCTTCATTGTGTGACCTTGGGCGTAGGCTGCTTCGATGAAGCGGTTGCGGGCATAGGCTGCTGGTATCTTGACCTTGCCCGGCCCAGTGATCTTGTGGCCGTAGGTTTCTTCGTAGGCTTCGAGCATTGATTCGAGGGTCATGCGATTCTCCAAAGAAAAAGGGCGGGTATGACACCCGCCCAGTTGAGGTTCACAGGGAGAACAGGTGTGTCTTACCACGGAACATCGTCATCCACAAACTTCGTTTGCTTGACGGCTGCTGCTGGTTCTGACTTGCGATTGTCGCTGATAGACAGGCTCATGTAGGGCTTGTCGCCTTTCATCTTCCTCCATGCGGCAATGCGCCGCGTCTCGTTGAAGGGGCCAGTGTAGTCGGGCGAACCTTCGCTGTCTTTCTTGGTGTTGTCGAAGAGGACGCCAACCTTGGCGTAGACCTCGATGAGTTTCTTGTCGTCTTTGGTTTTGTCGCTGACGAAGATCACCTTCATGTCACGACCGTTATCGTTGACCTTGCCTTGAAGAATCATCTTTTGCGTGTCGAAGGGTGCAAACGCAGCGCCGCGATTTGTTTCGTCATAGTCTGCCATGCTTCTGGCTCCTCTGTTGATTACCAATCTTCCGACTTCTTGTTCGAGTCAGCGGCATACTTGTTGCCGTCCATCTCGCCAAGGAACACATCGGCGTTGAAGCCGAGGTGAGACAAGGCCTTTGTCAGGCCATCTGTGACAGCCATCTTGGGGCCGTCTTCGTTGATGCGTCCGTTCTTTGCGTCGAAGAACTTACGGCATCCGGGAAAGGGACCGAAGGTATTTGCGGGCGAGCCGTGCCATACGCTCACATCGCAGACGACTGCGGTATCGCCATTGGATAGGTTGACGAAGTGCGTTGCGCTATGCCAGCCCCAGCCCTCGCCGACAGGACCAAACTGATCGGTAGCCGATCTGATCTGATACTGCGGGTCGATAGCTGTGAAGCCGCGCTGACCGAAGCTTACCTTCTTTAGATACTTTGG